GGCTGATGGGATAGCAGTCAAAAGCAAGACGAGTTGCCGACAGTAGTTGGAGCTATGACTCTTGAAGCGTAAGGTTCTTTAGACCTTACGTAGTTCACAGATGACTTAGATAATCTCTGATACACAAATCATAAGATACTTTAGTTTATATCATAACATAAATTTCAAAAATGACTATACCTGTTGAAAAGTTTATATTCAAGAGAGGAACACAAAATACATATGATTACAATGAGATGTATCTTGCTTTTCTTGAAGCTGACGAACCTATCTTTACTATTCGATTTAAGGACATAACAGGTAAAGAATGAGGACTTGGTGGAGCAATGAAAGAAAAAACACTTTGACGAAGCGAAAAAAAGAAACAATTTAAGCAAAATCTATATGATAAAGAACTTGCAAACATCTGAAAGGATATAGAGAAAGCAAAACAAATGGTTGCAAAGAATATAGCGAGAGCACAGATTAAGTTGCAAAATGATTTGGCGAAAAGTGCTAATGATTGAGAGGAGGAATTTACTGTACTAGAAACCAAAGTAATAAAAAATGATGATTGAAGCGAAGCAGAAAGCATAACAGTACCGAAACATTACAAAAGGAAGTTAAGTACTGCAAAGAAGATAGAGTTGAACAAACATTTTTTATTGATAAATGGAGAAGCGACAGAGATTACAAAAGATGTCACAGACCCATATTCAGAAAGGAAAGCAAAATTGAAAAAACTAGAGGAAGAAAATTAGACCATTTGCGTCGATTTTACTGTATGGGATAACGCAATGATATAGTAGGTAACACCAACAAACTATAAAAATAACTATCCTTTTAGATTTTTAACAAAAAAATGGTCAAAAAATCCACTTCCTCAAGAATGAAAACTGCCAAAAAAATTAGAATTTATGAAGCACAAGAAAACTATAATCGTAAACATTGAATTAAAACAGAAGAAAAACGCAAATCAAAATGGAGTAATTTGTTTCCTAATTTAAGTAATTTTATATGAAGGAAAAATGTATAGAATATTAAATGAAAAAGAGATTGAAGAACAAAGGCAAAGGATAGACGATATGTCGCCAGAAGAATACGACCAATTTGTACTATCTAGGGGATTTGACGACACTTGATTTTTTGCAGACTATTTCCTAGAGACATTTGGATATATAATTACAGAAGAAAGGGTTAAAAATCCTTGATACTTTGAGCTTATATGGAGCAAATTAGATGCAGGAGAAGATATTAATTTAATTCTCCCAAGATGACACGCTAAAACAACAGCAGTATTGATATGGATATTAAAACAGTTATGTTATGCTAAAGTAAGGAAATTACTATATATAGCTGCAAAAACATTATGACAACAAGGTATAGGTAAATTAAGATGAGAATTAGAAACCAACAAAGAGATTAGGAGATTGTTTGGTAATCTTGTTCCTGCCAATAGTGATAATGTAAAAGACAAAAGATTAAAAAGGTGGAGAGATAGCGAACTTGAATTATTAAATGGTACAAGTGTACAAACATTAAGTAAGTGAGAGAAAGTTAGAGGTCAAAGACCGAACAAAATACTTTTTGATGACCCACAAGATAATAAAGAAGTCAAAAATAGAAAATTAGTGAAGGAGTTTAATGAGCGAGTATTTACATCTCTTTATAATACATTACTGCCAGGGGGTAGTATGTGTGTATTATGAACTATTATTGGTAAAGCTTGTTTGGTTTTATATCTTAAAAATACTAAAAAACGACCAACGCTAGAAAGAGTGGCGTGTGACGAAAATTATAATAATGTCCTACGACCGGAAATGTGGAGTGCTCAAAGTTTAAGGGAGAGAAAAGAAGGTAAAATGGTTATTAATCCCGATACAGGAGAGGAACAACGAAAGGAAGGTATAGGAACAGCAAACTTTAATCAAGAGTTTAGAAACATACCTATTTCAAGTGAAGATGCTCTTATCAAAGATGAACGGATAAAATACTGGACTAAAGATATGTTCCCCGAAAGGTGGGATAGGATTATACTTGGTATCGACCCTGCACAAAAAGAAAAAGAAGCTTCAGACCCAACAGGAGTATGTGTGGTTGCTTTTAGTGGAGAAAAAGCGTTTGTATTTTCGTCAAAATCAATCAAACTTTCTCCGATGAAAAATGAAGCATATATAGAAGAACAATATAAATTATACAATCCAGACCGAGTTGTTAAAGAGGATAATGTGGAAGCAGGTATTACCGAGCATCTAAAAGATAAATGATTAAGAGTTCAGTCAGTAACTGCAACTGTCGATAAATATACTAGATTGCTTGAGGTAGCACCAAAGATAGAATTTGGTAATGTGTATTTCAATACCACTTGATGTGGTGAATTAATATATCAGCTCACAACTTATCCCGATGTCGAACACGATGATGAAATGGATGCTTTTGTTCGATGTTTACTTTCCAAAAAAAGGACTAGAGCCGTATGAGTAAAACAAGTATAACTTGCAATTTAGCATTTTCTGAATATAAACAAACAAATTTATTTCCTTATATTATGTATGAAAACTAAAGACACTAAAGTTTCCACAAAAGAGGGCAAAGCACGTTGATTAAAAGGTCTACTTGCGGCTTCTTGATGACAAATAGGAACTAATATTTCTTCTGCTATCTATACGCAAGGTACGATAATGAATAGGACACAACTATATGAAATTTATAAACAGAATGCTGATGTTCGCCAAAGTGCAAGAAAAATAGCACAATATGTAGGAATAGGTGGAATAAGATTAAAAACCACTACTGGAGATTATCTTGATAAATCTAAGAACGAAAAAATATATGAGGAAATAGAATTCATATTATCCAATCCCACATTTCTTAATACCAAGATTGAGATAATAAAACACTCTGTTGTATGTGGAGAAATATATATGATACCAACAACAAACATTATAGATGGTAAAATGAATGGACTGCAAATATTAGACCCTAGAACGATACAAAAGATAAAGAAAGATGGGCAAATAGTAGAATTCATACAAACTAAGCCAGGTGGTGGTTGAACACAATCATATACACCATTTCCATTACAAGCGACAGACCAAAAACCACTATTAAAATATTTCCAGTATGAAAAACATATTAATGATGAAACTGTTTGAATGTGATTAGTGGAAAGTATTATACGAGATTGTTTAGGAGATATGGAAGCGAGTAAAAAGAACTATATCTATTTTGAAAACAATATGACTCCACCTAGTATGTTTATATTAGACCCTGATTTATCAGAAGAAGAACAAGAAATACTTGTAGAACAGTTGAGAGAACAATATTCAGGCACTAAAAACTCTTTTAAGCCAGTAATAGGTGCAGGAATAAAAGATGTTAAAATGCTTTCTATCAGTCCTAAAGATATGGAGCATATACAGCAAAGAAAAATGACTACTGACAAAGTATGTTCTGCTATTGGTGTTCCTAAAATCATTCTTGGATATACAGAAGATGTAAATCTCAATAATGGAGAAACAACAAAAATAGAGTTCATAGAGTGAACAGTTATTCCACGACAAGGATTCTTGCAGTATATTCTTAACGAAATATTACAAGATTTTTTCGATTTGAAATACATTATAGAATTAATATGACCTGAATCCCCTGCAATTTCCAAAGAAAAAGATATGTTTATGAAAGAGATTGAAGCAGGTACAAAAACTATTGATGAATACAGAGTAAAATTTGGAGATGTTCCATATGGATTAATTGGCTTCTCTGATAAACCACTTATCAAAAAGACACTTACATTACTTGAAGATGTAGGTATGGATTTTAGCTGAACTTGACTACCGACATAATGTTACCTAAACACGCCACACATATTAATATCAAATGATATAATATTTGAGATGACTTCAAATTACAACATACAGAAAGGACATTAAGGATAATTAATATTGATATTCCTGATTGAGAACATTTGGTTGAATATTACGACAGCAACTGTATGTGTCAAAGAAAACAAATCTATATTACTATCAAAAACTGAATTTTAAGTTTATCATAATATATGAAGCAAAAAATAAGATTGGTAATGCCTAAAGTTTACGAATATAAGTTGAGGAAAACAGCTTATAATTCTCTTAGACACCAATTTAATTACTTAAAAAATAATCGACAAAAATTATACGATAAACCTGCAGATTGGATAGGTATTCAGTACAGATGATTAGAGATAAAAGCAGGAGAACTTACAGCTAATGAGTTTCGAGATATGATGGGCATATATGGTAGTGTAAGTTTAATGAACCCGGATGTAGAAAAGTCTTTGATTTCGTGATACAGAGGTAGAAGCAGAATAATGAAAGACCAACTCGCTGAAATGAATTTGTCTTTTTTTGCAAAAAACCCAAAGATAGAAGAATATATGAATAATCGAGATAAAATACAATTATCTGATTTCAAATGAGCAATAAGCAGGACAACAAAGAGCAAAGTAATAAAAATATTCCAAGACCAGTACGAAAAAGATAGATATGACTTATGAGCGATACAAAAAGAGATAAATGGGCTTGATACTACATTATTTAGTATGGCTAGGGCGAAAACAATAGCAATATCAGAAACAGGAAACGCTTTTGAGTATGGAAATAAGATTCCGATGATAGAAGCACAACAACAATGATGAATTATTATGAAAATGTGGTCTACTGTTGGAGATTGAAATGTAGATGATATATGTTCTATGAATGAGGACGAATGACGAATACCATTTGACCAACCACATTCTTCTTGAGATGATGAGCCACTCGCTCATCCAAATTCATATCATAAAGACACTAGGATAATGACTACAAATGGATTGAAAAATGTATGAGATATATCTGTTTGAGAAGATTGTTTCACTATAAACAAAGAAACACAAAATATAGAAGTCAAAAAAGTTATAAATATCATAAGACATAAAGAAGATAAATTGTTAAGACTATCAACAAACGATTTTGAATTACAAACAACAAAAAACCATAATATATTATATCAAAAATCACGAGATACAAGTATTTTAAGAAATAATTATCAATTTTGTGAAGCAAATAAATTACCACCATTTGGAAGAATACCAAGAACAGGCAAACGAATATGATACAAAACAATAAGTGATGATTTCGCAATGTTTATGGGTTGGTATTTATCTGAATGAAGCACAACAAGAAGAAAAGATAGACCTAATGTTTGGCAGATAAAAATATCACAAAACAAAACAAATAACTATAAAGAAATATCTAGTATCGTAGATAGATTATGATATAAATATTACAAAGCAAAATGATATGTAGGAATGAATAACGAATTG